GGTGGAACAGGACCTACGGGACCGACTGGTTCAACGGGTGGTACTGGTGGAACTGGAGCCAAAGGTCAGAAAGGACAAAAAGGTGCCTCAGGTGGAACAGGTGGAACTGGACCTACAGGACCTACCGGACCAACTGGAGCTAAAGGTTCAACCGGCGGAAGTGGACCTACAGGGCCAACTGGTGGAACAGGTGGTACTGGTTCAAAAGGACAAAAAGGACAAAAAGGTGCTACGGGTGGAACCGGTGGAACAGGTGGAACTGGACCTACAGGACCAACTGGAGCTAAAGGTCAAAAAGGTGCTAGTGGACCAACAGGACCAAGTGGCTCAATAACAAACACATCTTATCAAATGACAGCACTCGGTGTTGGAACTGGAGCTCCTGGTACAGGCCAAATTAGAGCAACCAGTAACATTACTGCTTACTATTCAGATGAAAGATTAAAAGATTTTGCTGGCACAATTGATAATGCTTTACAGAAGGTAATGGAAATAAGTGGTTATTACTTTACTGAAAATCAGAAAGCAAAAGAACTTGGTTACGATAACGATAAATTACAGGTTGGTGTATCAGCTCAAGAAATACAAAGAGTACTACCTGAGGCTGTAACAGAAGCTCCAATCAGTGATGAATATCTAACTGTTTGGTACGAAAAGTTAGTACCATTATTAATTGAAGCAATTAAAGAACTCAAATCAGAAATCGAAGAGCTTAAAAAGAATAGTCACCCATGTAAAGAGCTTCATGAATTTGATGCATATCCAGAGCTTATAAAAAGAATTGAAGAATTAGAGAAAAAATAACTGTATAAATAATATTATGAATGTAAGTGTACCGGCTTGGTTGTACCAAGACCAATATTTTTCAAAGCAATTTTGTGATGATTTAGTGAACTATTGCGACAATCATTTAGAATTAAAATCAGCTAGTGTTGGCCACGACCCTAATGTCGAGCTTGATACTACTGGAGTTAGAAGTTCTATTACTGGTTGGTTGCAAGATAGAAACGATTATGAAAAATCTGTAAAACAAGAAGTATATAATCTATTTCATAGTTGGAATCAAAGTTTTAATTTCGAATTAACTAATATTTACGATATGCAATATACTGTCTATCCTGCTGAGGATAAAGGATATTATAATTGGCATGTTGACTCTTGGTATGGAAGTAATGGTAGTAATGAAGATAGAAAATTAAGCTTAAGCATTCAACTATCAGACCCATCTGATTATCAAGGTGGAGAATTTGAAACTGAAGATTCATTTACAGCTATACCATCTAATGAAATAAGAAATAGGGGAACCGCTATAATGTTCCCATCATACATAAGACATAGAGTTTTACCAGTCACAAAAGGCGTAAGGAAATCTCTAGTTGTTTGGATTGAAGGACCTAATTGGAAATGAAAAAACTAGTAATAAATTTAAAAAGACGAACTGACAGAAAAGAATTATTTGAAAAAAATAATTTAAAAGACTATACGTATATTGATGGTGTTGATGGCGAAGAAATGGATATGCAAACTTTAGTCAGACATGGGTGGAATATTGATACAACATGGAGAGACCCATATAAAGATAGAAAAATGCAGAAAGGTGAAGTTGGTTGTACATTAAGTCATTACGCAGCTTGGAAAGCTATAGCAGAAGGTGATGAACCAGTTATTGTTATGGAAGACGATTGTTGGATTAGAAATCCAGAAAGATATAATGAAGAAGAAGTAGAAACTTTATTAGACAGTTATGATATTGTATATCTACAGCATAATGAAAATGAACCAGGGTTAGAAAAAGTAATTGATGATAACTTAGTAGTACCTTATTATCCATATAACCTTACAGCTTATGCAATGTATCCTGAGACTGCAAGTATAATTATAGAAAAGTTTGGTAGAACTTTAATACCTTCAGATGAGCATATTCCAAAATTAATTATGAATGGTACATTGTCATCAGTAGGTTATACAGACAGCACAGAAAATCCACAGCCTTGTTGGCAACATTTTAGAAGTCAAGTAGCTTCTGATATTGAAGTCGGACATGAGAATGCTTTCCACGACTTTACAAATATACACTTTACTACAATTGGTACTGATAGACATAAACTCGTAGACTTAAATGATTCTGCTATTCATAATGGAATATACTTAAAAAATCTAGGTAATAACTTTGATTGGTTTAGTCCTATGACTCATCGCGATGGTGGTAAAAAAGTTTATTTACAAAAAGAATTTATTAATCAACTAGCTCCAACAGATTTAGTTTTCTTTACTGATGGATATGATTCTCTAATATGTGATGATAAAGAAACTATAGTAAATAGATTTTTAGAAATGAAAGCTGATGTAATCTTTTCAGGCGAAAATAGTTGTTGGCCAAATGCAGAATGGGCTGATAGATTTGATGAGACAAAACCTTTTCCATATTTAAATAGCGGTGGCTTTATTGGAAGAGCTGGTGTACTACAAGATATTATATCACATTATGATGAAAATGTACACGATGATGACCAAGCTTTTTACCAAGAACAATTCTTTAAAAACGAATGGGATATTATAATTGATAATACAGGTTATTTATTTCAAACAGCTGATAAAGATATAACTACTCTTGATAATCAATTATATAATCCAAATACTAATAGTTGCCCATTAGTTTATCATGCAAATGGCGATAATGATTTTAATTATTCAACATTGCAAGATGTAAAAGCTAAACTATTACCTTCAAATTTTCCACAGTTATATTTACCCACAGGTAACGAATTTCAGATTTTAGATAAAGATATGTTATTAGTTAAATTTATGAACCAATCTCAATGTGAAAGATTAATTGAAATGGGTGATAAATTAAATACTTGGGAGCCAATGCCGGGTGATAAATTTCCAGCTCAAGAAATTAGAATGAAAGAATTAGGACTATTTGAAGAATTAGAATCACATTGGAAAAAACATTTATATCCTATCATTGAAAGATATTGGCATCCTATGGAAATGTATGGGTTAAGAGATGCTTTTATTATGAAGTATTCTGTAGATACACAAAAAGATTTACCATTGCATACTGATGCAAGTTTAGTTACTGGTTCAGTTAAATTAAATGAAGATTATGAAGGCGCCGATTTAATATTTCCTAGACAAGGTATTTCTAATAAAGAAATTCCACCAGGTTGGTGTATATTATTCCCTGGGGCCGTTACTCATGGTCATGAATGTACTGAATTATTAAAAGGAACTAAATATTCTCTTACAATGTGGTCTAGCAGATATACTGGTGATAAGTATTAGATAGTATCTAAAATCTTATAAATAGTTCTATAAATAAACTATTATTATCGAGGTATTAAATGGCAAAACCAAACAGCAGAACTACATTAATTGATTACTGCCTTAGAAATCTAGGTGCACCAGTAATTGAAATTAATGTTGATGAAGACCAAATCGATGATAGAGTAGACGAAGCTCTACAATTCTATCAGCACTACCATGCTGATGCTATTGAAAAGGTATTTTTAAAACACCAAGTAACACAAACAGATATTGATAATGGCTATATTGCTATTAATGATTTAGTTACTGATGTATTAAGAGTGTTACCAATCCGAGATACATATTCAGCTAATAATTTATTTGATATTAAATATCAGATGCATTTAAACGATATGTTTAGTTTAGGTTATATGGGTTCACTATTAGAATACTCAATGGCCCAGCAATATCTTTCAACACTAGATTTAGTTATTGATAATGACAATAAATTTATTTCCTTTGACAGACATAGAAATAGATTAAGAATTGATATGGCTTGGAGCGAAGAAGTTTCAGTAAATGATTATTTAGTAGTTGAATGTTATCGTATCATCGACCCAGACACATTTACAGATGTTTATAACGATTATTATTTAAAGAAATATCTAACTTCATTGTTAAAGAAACAATGGGGAACAAACCTTCTCAAATTTGAAGGAATGGTAATGCCAGGCGGAGTTACATTTAACGGAAGACAGTTATTTGACGATGCAATAGCAGAATTAGAAAAATTAGAAGAAGAAGTTAGATTGAATTGGGAACAACCAATCGACTTCTATACAGGATAAAATATGCCTAGGAATGTATATTTCTCTCAGGCAGTAAGGGCTGAACAAAATTTATACGAAGACCTTATTGTCGAGTCTCTTAAAATATATGGACAAGATGTCTATTATATTCCAAGAACTTTAGTAAATAGAGATACCATTTTAAATGAAGACCCTGCGTCTAAATTTGATGATGCTTATTTAATGGAAGCATATATCGAAAACGTTGATGGCTTTGAGGGTGAAGGAGATTTATATTCTAAGTTTGGATTAGAAATTAGAGATGAAGCACAATTTGTAATCTCTAGAAAAGTTTGGAATCATGCAGTAGGTTTAAGAGAAAATGCTGCTAAACCATTAGAAGGTGATTTACTATTCCTACCAATGACCAACTCATTCTTTGAGATTTCATATGTAGAAGACGATTCACCATTCTTCCAGTTATCCAATTTACCAGTTTATAGATTAGCATGTACATTATTCGAGTTCTCAGATGAAGACTTCGATACAGGCATTGCTGAAATAGATAATAAAACTGTATCACAGGCATATCAAATTGCCATGAATATAACACTAGGTACTGGAGACCAACACTTTGTAGTTGGTGAAACAGTAACACAAGAACTAGAAACTGGCATTTCAATATTTGCTGAAGTGGCTTCTGTAACTAAGACATCTGGTAATTCTGGAAAAATTACAGTTGCTAATATCGGTGTAAGCGGTTCAGAAACTTATAGACAATTTGTAGCTTCAGCCACTAAGCCAATAGTTGGTTCTGAAAATAGTTACTCAAGTACAATTACAAAGGTATATGATATAGGCGATAACGATGACGATAATGTATTCCCATCTGACGGTGGAGCTGATAACGTAACGTTTGAGCATGTAGCAGATAATTTTATAGACTTTACTGAATCTAATCCGTTCGGTGACCCATCGGAGAGTTACTAATGTTTGGAGGTCATTTTTACCACGCAACAACCAGAAAGGCAGTAGCTGTTTTTGGTACACTGTTTAATAACATAAGTGTAATCAGAAAAGATGGCAGTGGCGGTATACTTAATCAAGTAAAAGTACCATTAGCATACGGACCTAAACAAAAGTTTTTAGCTAGGTTAGACCAAGAGGCTGGCTTTGAAGCACCGTTAGCAATTAAACTACCAAGATTGGCTTTTGAAATTACTGGTGTAGAAAAAGATACTAACCAATCATTAGGTAAACTAAATAAAATAGTAGAAGCACATGGTAGTGATGTTACAAAAAGAAAGACAATAAAAAACTATGCTTCATACAATATAACAATGTCATTATATGCAATGGTTAAAAACCAAGATGATGGCTTACAAATTATAGAACAAATCATTCCATATTTCCAACCAGATTATACAGTTACTATTAAACCTGTTGATGGTTTCGATATGAAACAAGATGTCCCAGTTATTTTAGACAGTGTAACAATTCAAGATGATTATGAATCTGACTTTGTTACAAGAAGAGTATTAATCTATCAAATGGATTTTACTATGAAAATGAAATTCTATGGACCTACAGGAGATGTTGGTTTAATTAGAGAAATTAATGTTGATTTGGAAAAGTTTGGAACTAGCAATAATACAAACATATTTGAGGAGATGGATTTTACAGTTGGTAATACTGATACGGCAGAAAGTTATACCGTAACAACTACAATTGATAATAATCCGTATGATGATTAATGGAAAAACTAAATAAGTTAAAAGATTCTTTAGAAAAGAATTTGCCAGTGAAAAGACAAAAAGATTATGTTGATAAAAAAGACATAAAGGACGATTATGAATTTTCAAGAGCAACATATAAAGACTTAATAAGAACTGGTGTACAATCCCTTGATGCACTATCACAACTCGCCAGAGAAGCTGAAAGCCCAAGAGCATTTGAAGTTTTATCTAAATCTATAAAAGACATTGGTGATACTACTGAAAAGCTTATGTCTTTACAGAAAGCTAAAAAAGAATTAAATAAAGAAGATGATGACAAGAAAAGACAAGAGCAGAAATTAACACAGAATAATGTTTTTGTTGGTAGTACAACAGAACTACAAAGAGCTTTATTAGATACAAATAAGGATAATATAGTAATCGATGCAGAGGATAAAGAATAGCGAGTTTGGTTACTTAGGTAATCCTTCCGTCAAAAGAGACGGAGTAGAAACTCAGTTTACAAAAGCAGAAGTACAAGAATACGCTAAGTGTATGCAAGACCCAGCGTATTTTGCAAGGACTTATGTAAAAGTTATTTCTCTTGATGAAGGTTTAGTTCCATTTGATTTATATCCTTATCAGGAAAAGATGTTTGAACAATTTAAAGATAACAGATTTAATATTGTTTTAGCTTGTAGACAAAGTGGTAAATCAATTTCATCTGTAGTCTTTTTATTATGGTACGCAATATTTAACCCAGAAAAAACTATAGCAATATTAGCTAACAAAGGTGCAGTTGCCAGAGAAATGTTGGCACGTATTACACTTGCACTAGAAAATTTACCATTCTTTTTACAGCCTGGAACTAAAGCATTAAATAAAGGTTCACTTGAATTTAGTAATAATAGTAAGATTGTAGCTGCTGCAACATCTGGTAGTTCTATCAGGGGTTTATCTATTAATTTACTATTCCTCGATGAGTTTGCCTTTGTAGAAAAAGATGCACAGTTCTATACATCAACATATCCGGTGGTTTCATCTGGTACAGACGCAAAGGTTATTATTACATCTACTGCAAATGGTGTAGGTAACGTATATCATAAATTGTGGGAAGGCGCGGCTCAAGGT